ACGTTGTAGCCCCCGCCCCCCGAGCACGAAACCAGCCCCCCAGCTTGATTGACGGTAAGCGTCGTGTTCGTGCTCACCGACACCACTCCATTGAACAGACCCGCCGCGACCGCTGCGAAGCATGCGTCGAGATCCGCCAACGGAATCGGCGAATTCATCGTCGCGAACGTGAAAGGAACCGTCATATCTGCACTCCAAAGGCAATCGCCTCGTAATCATGGATGGCTTGGTGAGTCTGCATCCAATCGTAGAATTGTTCTTCGCTCTGAGGATTGAGCACCGAGAAGTCATACAGGCCCGATTGATTCACAAGCTGCAATTCGGATTGGTGCAAATTGTTGTGTGCTTCGAGCCATGCTCGCAAAGCCTGAGTGACGTTCGCGCCGTCGTGCATGCACTGAATCCACGAATCAAGCGCGGAGGTATCGTACAGGTTCAGGCTCGGAAGCGACGTGTTGAATCTCCCTACCGCCGCGATCGCGTAGAGTCGATGCGCGATCGAGTGCGTGAGAAAAAAATTCCTCAGCCCATCTGCGTCGCCATAGAACGTCTGGCTGTCGATATCGAAACCCATTACCACGACTTCATCTGTTTCGCGTCCAACGCAATTTGCGCGACCACGAGTTTTTTGGTCTGCACCGGTAGGAACGTAAGTCCGATGTGCTTTCCGTTCGCCACATTCGCCACCCCGGCAAGGAACGAGTACGGCGCACTCGCGCCCCACTGAACGCGCGTCCCTGCGATGTTCGTCCACGGAATGATCTGATTCGAGCTGTTGACCCAAGCGGCGGCCGATTCGTAGCTTTTGAGCTGAGCACCGGCTGTGTTGTACTCCGTGATCACCAAGCACCCCATGCCAGGAGTGAGGTTGGAAGGGCTTGACCACGTCGTTAAGATCGACGCCTTCACCGCTTGTTTGTCGGACAGCGGGTCGCCATAGTCCCATAGCTTGGTGGCAATGACGGGGATCGTGATTACGTTTTCGGACGCGAGCACCATTTGCGCGTTGGTCGTGGAAAACGAAATCGTCGCAATCGCGCCACCATTCGTCCAGGAAACGAGCGCTTGGCCGAGGGACTGCGAAACGACAAACCACTTGCTTCCGGTCAGGACGAAAAGAGCTGATCGAATCGTTCCGACCTGGAACCATTGGTCGGTAAACGTGAACTGGAACGCCACGCACAGCTTAGATTTCACGAACACCGGAGCGCCCGACACCGGGAGGTCGAGATTTGCATTCGCCAATACGCCGTCCAGGTGATCGGAGATCCTTTGCGGCGTCGCGCCCGACAGTGCGTAGAGCCCTGTTTTAGAAGCGAAGTACACCGACCGGTAGAAAGCGAAGATGCTGTTCGGTAACGTCGTGCCAATGCTCGACGTTAAGTTCGTGCGTGAAAACGTCGTCGTCCCGAGGGAACTGATGTTGACGTTCGACAGCACGTCGATTGAGTCTTGACCGAAGATGTAGAGAAAGTTGTTCGCCGCGAAAAGCGCCGTAATGCTGCCGTTCAACCAGTCGTCCTGAATGATGAACGAGCCGCCCGCGCCGCCGAACGAATTGTAAGACCCGACGTCCGTGTAATAGACCGTCTTGCCGTTCGCGATCCAAACGCGCCCCGCATATACTGCGATCGACGTTCCGTTCAGCACGCCCGATGTCGTGATTTTACCTTGGTCGTAAAGGTTCGGGCCAGGAGCAAGAGTGTACACGGGATCCGCAGCCGAATACTTGCTACCGGCGCTGAGGATGACGTAAGAAGAAAATTTGAGCCAGATCGTAAACGCTGCGCCAATCCCTGTCCCAGAAGAGGCCACCCCGGACGGCCCCAGAACCGTAGGAGCGCCTGTAGTTTGCAAGAGCCCCGCGTTTATGATCGAGAACCCCGTAATGGCGCCTCCCGCGTTGATTGACGTCACCTGAAACTGCGGCGCTATTTTTGGGCTGTTGTCTGTGAAATTGAGAATGTCACCCACCGAGTACCCTGACCCGGCGGCGGAGATGGTCGCGGAGTTCACCACGTATTGCGACACCACCGAGCCGCCCGTCCCTGTGGCGGTCACAATGCTGGTAGCAATGGCTACGGATCCGCTGAGGTACGCTTTGTTAAAAATGTTCGTCACGGACGCGATACCGTTGGTCTGCGGCGTCAGCGTGTTCGCGGTCGTGATGCTGAAATCGAAGTAGCCGTTCGCCGCGTCGATAATCACGATGCCTTGATTGTTCCACGGCGCGATCGACGCCGCCGTGAACGTACCCGGAGAACCGACAGTCGTGCGCGCCAACGTCGAAAGGTTCAGCGCGTCCGCGCTGCCATCAGCGTAGAACACCACCGCGTAATCCGTGTTCCCCCAATTCGCGTGGTACACATAGCTCACCGCGGCGCTCGGGGTGTATCCCAATGCTACGGGCCCAGGAACTTGAGCGAGAGCGCCCGGCCCGACTGGCATCATGTTCTCAAGCCAGTAGAACTCGTTATCGCCGATCGACACCCGAGGAACTTGCGTATTGATGCCGCCAAAGTCGCGCAGTATCAGCGCTTCGGTCGGTATCTCCCCATCCTCGCGCGCTTTGCGGTCGGCGTGGTGGTTGACATCGCGCGACGCCACGGTCAGCGCCTTTCGTAGCCGGCTTGATAGACGTCGGGAATGCGCCGAGTGTAGGCGCCGACAGCCTCTTGGATTTTCTTGTCGTACTGCTTACGGAAAATCTCCGCCTCGCCGAACGACTGAGAATTGAACTTCGCGAGGTATGCCGCGTAGAACTTGATCGCGGCTTGGTTGAGCACCGGGATGACGTCGATCGTCGCGTAATCGCCCACCGCGTAATCTGGCGGGAAAAGCACGGAGTCGAGCTCCATCATGTAGGACTGATCGGGCACCGGGCCGAGGAAAAACGTGTTGTTTCCGTAGACCGCCCACATGGCCGGCTGGCGCTGATACGTCGTCCACCCGCGCATGAGCGCCGAGAACATCGACCAGGGTCGCCATTCGAGGGGGTACCGCAGCCCGCCCCAATAGAGGTTGATCCCGAGGATGTCATAGGTGAGCGCGCTGACGATGCCCACCGAGAGCTGCGCGCCCGAACCCGCCCCAGAAATAACGTAGGAAGGCGCAGAGGTGTAGCCGCTACCCGGATTCGTAACCGTGACGGAGGTGACGGCCCCGTTCGTCACGTTCAAGGTAGCGGCTACACCACTGCCCCCACCCCCCGAAAAAGCGATCGTAGGGGTCGAATACCCGGAGCCGCCTTGCGTAACTGTGATGCCGGTGACTTGGCCGAAAGTGTAGGACTCATCGCCCAGAGAACAGGCGGTGAGCTGAAGCGTCCGCAAGCATCCGGTATCTTGCACCGTCTGCTTGCGAGCCTCGTTGATGTAGCTATCGAGCTGGGTGAGGGACCAATACTGGTTGAGCGGATCCTTGAGGAGATCCGCTACCTGGGTCTCGTAGTCGGAAAGAAGCGCCATTCATCACGCCCGGACTCTCGGCCGACCGACAGGGCGCGGCGCCGCGACTTCGGCCGGGGCGAGAGGATCCTCCTCGGCCGAAACCTCCACCATCACACCCTTGGTGAAAACGAAATTCGCGAGCTTCCGAACCCCGTCCGGATCCTCCACCCATCCCCGCTTGCCAGCCGGATCGATCTTCGCATGCCAGCCCAGCCGCACCAGGGTTTCCGTTTTGTCCGCGGCCCCGAACCCGAGCATGTGTCGAGCGGCGGGCTCGGGGACGAGAACTTTCTCTCCAGGATTGAAGGCATACTCCACCCCATCATACGAGTCAACGTGGAGGAATTCGTTGCGGTTCGTCACGAAAATACCGCTCACGCCCGCGTCTCCCCGAAAATATCGTCGGCCGCCGGCGCGTCGGGGTGCGGCGTGAAAACAGCCGGCTCGCCCAGCCCGCTTTCGCCCGCCTCGAGCTGAGCTTCCTTCAACGATTCGGCGAGCTCTTTCCACGCCGAGCCGTCCATCTGCATGTGGAAGAGCTCGTCGCCGAGCCCTTCTACACCTTGCCGCGCCAACACTTGCGCGGCCGCTTGCCGCAGTCGAAACGTCATACTCCCTCCGTCACAGAGAAATGAGGTGCACCGTGTCGCTCGCCCCGCCCACGTTGGTCGTGGTGATCGCAGCGGTCGCCGGCGCCGCCCCGGTGGAAAACGCCGAGAACGTCGGCACGGCCTGAATGTTCACACCACCGAACGGCCCCGCTAACGAGGGCAAGCCCGTCGTCGCCGCCACTGTTACCGGCGGGAACACCGGCAAGCTCAGCGCTTTGTCATAGACCGCGTTGGTGTTGGCCGCCGAGCCCGCCACGATGCCGCCTTGGAAAGCCCCGCCCGCAGCGACGTAGCTGACGCCCGCCTGGGTTGCGGTAAAGGATGTCACCGTGAAATTCATGATGACAGTCGCCGCAGTCGTGCTCGCCGGACTAAACGTCAGCGTCGGCACCGACGTTACCGCAGCCGTGCCGTTGGACGCCGGCCACAGTGCCAGGATCGTACCAGAACCGACCTGGGTCGAGTTGCCCGACAGCCAACCGAGCACCGCGCCGCCGCCCGTCGTATCGCCCGGCTGCGGCACCACGGTGATCTGCGGCAATCCGAGCAGCCCCGCGCCCTGGTTCACCACCGTGACCGCGTTGATCGCACCGCCCGAAATCGTGCAAGTCGCGGTCGGCAAGATGTACGGCTGCTGACCTTGGTTCGGGGGCGGGGCGAAAACGATCAACGGTGGCTTCGTGTAAGCCGAACCGGCGGAAGCCGTCAGGCTCGTACCGGTACCGCCGAACGCGCCAGCCTGGAACACGGTACCCGAGAACGAAATGGTCGTGTTCACCGCGCCGCCGACGATCGCGTTCCAGAGCGAGCCGCCGGCGCTGGGCGTCACGGTCAGAGTCGCATTGCCGAGCGTCGTCGCGCCGTTCTGGATGGTAATGGCGGCGAGCTGCTGGTTGAAGCCGTAAAACCCGTTGGTGTACGCCGAGCCCGCGTTCGTGATGATCGCGCCGACCGCGCAGCCCGTGGTGTTGGCCAAACGGTAGTTCGCCCCGTCCGAGGATGCGAAAAACGTGCTGTTCGGCAGGACGTTGACATTCCGCCAGTATTGGAGGATCGGGTCGTAGTATTGCAGCGTCGTGAGCTGGCCCAAAAGCAGCATGTACTGCCCGGTCAGCGTGTTGTTCGTGCCGAGCTGGGGCGACAGGACGCTACCGAACGCGCCGATGACACCTTGGCCAGCGGGCAGAAGCATCGTTTCGCTCGCCGCCAAACTGATCGGCAGCGCCGGGTACACCAGCGGTTGAAGCCCCGAGATTTTGTTGACAGGCATGGTGGGCTCCTCAGATGGAAACGAACGTGAAACCGGTCACGATCGTGCACGCTTTCGGTTTCCCGAGCACGAATTCGAGCAGACTCACGACCGCGCCGATGTAGCCAATCTGGAAATTGCTCAGAGTAGACTCGAAACCGGTAAAGGCGAAGGCTGCGCGTTCGTGAATGTAGAAAGCGCCGTACCCCATGTTCAGCAGGTACATGATGCCTTCCGGACAGTACGGGTCGCAGTAGATCGGCACTCCGGCGACCATGATCGCGCGGAACGCAGAGCGTGCACCCCACGGCTCGTCATCGAAACCCTTTTCCGGGGTGACGACGAACGACTCCGCGTTTGAGATGATGTCGTTCGCGAGCGTTTGCCACGTCGCGGGGCCCATCAAGCCAAATGTCGGGAGTTCGCCGCAGTTTTTGAACGTTCCCGTGATGTATTGCATCACGATCGCGCGCGTCGGGTTGACCGAGCCGGCGGCGTACCGCTTGGCTTTAAGCCAAGTGTTCACCGTTCGCGACTGGTTCCCGTAGTTGACGGCGTTGGTGCCATCGTCAACCGCCGCGGGCAGGCCGATAACCTGCTGGGTGTTTGTCGTATTATTGAACAGAGCTGTCGCCACGCCGTCACAGTAGACGTTACCCGCATCGTTCATCCGCGCCGCGAGCAGCGGGATGACTTCGTGGGAGTCCTGCACCAGGCCTTCGAACCCGAGATACGGGATCGGGATAACCGCGCCCTTCAGGTTGAATTCGAGGTTCGTCACCCCGGGCTGAACCGCCGGCTGAGAGAAAGACCCGTCGTAACCAACCCATTGCAGGTTCACGAACTGCGAGCCCTGCGCCGGAATGGTAACGGACGAGACACCGCCGGAGGCGGGTTGACTGTTGGCAATGGCAGCGGCAGTGAAGGGGCTCGCATTGTAGAGTTGCACGACAAGCTTTTTGACAAAAGCCCGACGAACAACGTACTGCAATTCCTGCCCGAGCGTGCCGGTACCCCCACTCGGGATTACACCGGTGCCAAGTTGCGGCATGAGATCGACTCCTTGTTTTGTCTAGAAATTGTCGGAGTCGTCCGTCACACGCCCCGGGTGTGTGACATCGTTACCGGCCGGCGAGCCCCGTGGTTCGGATTTCGTTCAGCGCCCGGGTCGCTTCTTCCATCGCGATCTTGTTCAATTGCGCGTTGTTCCCGATCCCTTTGCCCCAGATATCTTTGTCGGGCATTTCGTACGTGGGCGGCGCGATCGAAGTCGGCGTCGGCTCGGCCACTTTGCGTTGCGCCACGTAGAATTCAGCCGCTCGATCCCAATACGGAATTGGCTGGTGCTCGTCCGTCATGAGCTTTTTGATCTCGACCACATCCGCGTCGGTCAGACCAAAGCGTTGGCGGATCCGCGCTTCATCTTCCTTGATCGACTGCGTGATCTCGTTGCGTCTCACGCGATCCTCCAGCTCGGCGCGCTTCTGGCGCTCGGCTTCGAGCTCGGCGCGCACGGTGTCGGCCGCGTCGATCTCGGGAATCGGGAGAGAGGGGTTGAGCTTTTTCAGCCCGCGAAGCGTGGTTTGCCGAAGCTCGGGATCCTTCAACAAGCCCTGGAGCATGTCGCTGGTTCGCTCGAGCTGCCGGGCCCGCTCGAGTAGCTGATCCGTCGTCAGGTCCTCGAGCGACGCCATTATTTACGCCCCCCGTTGGGCTTCGAGATCGACAGCGCGTTCTCTTGAGCGATACGCGAAGGCCGGTCCAGTCCGCCGAATTCGGCGAATCTCGGCGGGTTGATGATCTGACCGTTTTCCTTCTGGGGATCGGTCGGCTTGCGGAGTCCTTCCGCGGAAGGTTCGAGAAAACGGGCCATGGTTTCACATTCCTGGAGGTTTCGCGCCGCCAGCGGCCGGCGCTTGGGGCTGCTGCATTTGCTGCATCAGCATTTTCTGCACATCGGTGCCGCCCCCCGCCTGGGGCAGACTCTTGACCATTTGGGCGACTTCAGCCGGTACTAGGTCGCCGGCATCGTGCTCGCCAAAGTCCTTGGCCAGCCCCGAAAGGTGCCGGAGTATCGCCTTGCCCTCTTTGCTTTCGCTCCCGAACGCTGGGAGGGCTTGCTCCAGCATGTTCATCGCGATATGTACGTTGATCCGAGCCGCTTCCTTCAGACCGTCCTTGTTCTGCGGCTTCGCCATCGGCGCTGCCGCCGGGCCCGCGCCCGGATCGGGCGCCCCCATGGGCAAAGGGGCGCCCGGCTGCGGAGCACCCCCCATCTGATTTTTCATCTGCGCCAAGACTTCCGGCGGGACGCTCATTTACTTCTCCGTCCACGTCGCTTGTAGTCCCGACTCTGAGTGTGACCAGCTTCGTGCATGCGCTCACCGATACTTCTTGCGGGTCCGTGCCCCGCGCAACCGGACTGGCCGAGCCATGGTGTTTACCTCGGGGTTTTCCTGCGCGCCGTGCGAGCACCGCGCCGCGGGAGGGGTCTGCCTGCCATGTTTTTTCCCATAGTCAGAGGAAGGATCGGGAGGGACTCGGGGGTGCGACCGGGTGAGCCCCTCCCTCCCTTGAAAGCGATCCGCGCTTACGCGCCGAGCCGCTTACTTGCGCTTGCCGCGACGGTGCCGACGTGCCATTTTTTGGGCCTCTGATCTGATTCCGGCCACTCAAGGGCGGGTCGGATTCGCCCGCTGCATCAGGTCCGACCGCCGGCGCCCCGCGACTTCGATCGCGAAGAGCTGCCGCGCTTCATCCGGATATTGAATCGGCCGGTCGGCGACTTGTTGAAATCCCGCTTGTAGCCACCGCCAGGGGCGTCGAGGTTTCCGCGCGTCGTGAACCCACGTTCAGCCATGGTGTTTTCCTTTTCCCGCCGCCTGTTCCTTAGCGGCTTCCATTTGCGCCTGCTGGGCTTCCCGTTGCTCGATCTTCGCTAGTTTGAGCTTGAGATTCGGCAAATCCGGGGGATCGAACATCTCCAGCAACGTTTCACGGTCGATCGCGTGCGCTTCGAACATGGTGAGCGCATCGTGTTTCCGGTCCTCGACAAATATCGGGGAACTTGAATGCGCATCCACCTTTATTTCATAGTCTTTTGTAAACTGTTCCGCGATGAAAGTCAACGGGTTCCCTGTGGGGCCCCTCTCGTCGGCGGTGAACCTTTGTTTCGAGTGGTCCTGTTTACAGCGAAGCATGAGGCAAGCGATGTCCTCGCATGCTTGCTCGACCATGGTCGCTTTCGCCTTCGGCCGGGAGGAACCGAGCCGCGCCATGAGATCGGCTTGGCCCTTCGAGCGCACTCCTGACTCCCCTCGGCCCTGAAGGATATGGCCGATCCCCGCTTGATCGTCGAACAACTGGTCTATCTGGACAATCTCTTTGAACAGATCCGGGGGCATCGTCGGCGCGTGAATTTCAGCTTTTGCCCCGGGGATAGTGCTCGATACCTGCCCGCCGGCGCGGCGCATGGCGAGCATCTTCTCCTCCGCGATCCCGGCGAAGCCCGAAAAGCTCATCGGCGGATCGACTTGCTTGTTCAGCAAGTCCCGGATTTCGAGCAAGCGAATCGTGCGCCAATCCTGGAGCCATGCGAGCTTCGCAGTGAACGAGCACCCCCAGAAGTAGTCGTAAAGTTGGTCTTCCGGGCGCACCACCACGAACGGGAGCATTTGCTTGATGCCCATGTTCGGCCGATCGTAAATGACGACATTCGGCGCGGCGATGGTGACAATCCGATAGTCGGCGATGTTGTCGTCCCATACGTAGAGCTCGAACATATCCACGAGATCTGCCTCCACCTCAGGGGTGTAGGTGTATGTCGTGCGCGACGCTCCGCCCAGCCCCCCGGTAAACGAACCCCCTCCGACCGGGGAGTTACCCGGTAGGCCGACGCCCGACGACAGCATGAGGCGACCGAGCCCCTCCGGGTAGTTCGTCGAGCTGCCGTTCGACCCCCCGGCGCGTTGGAGAATGCTGTCGCGTTTCGGATGGTCCGCGAGATCGGCGCCGAGTTGGCTTTTCGTGATGGTGTACGTGTGAACGACCGCCTCTTGGTCGGCGATCTCCGGCTTATCCTCGCGCAGAACGCCGAACTGGTGCGGCTCCACGAAGTACGTCCGAACGTTTCCGTCCGACCCTCCGCGCCAGAGCGTCTTGATGACCACGCAACCGAACACGAGCGACCAGCGCACCGCTTTCCCCATGAGCAAATGGGTCCGCGACGAGCGCCAGAGGTCGTTGATCTCTTGGGCGAGCGGCTTGACCTTGTGTTTGTCGTCAGGCGACGCGGTCGTGCCGAGGTGGATCGAAAAGCGGGTGGTGTCCGGGGCGTAGATGAACGAAGACAGCGTGTCGATCGTACTGTCAATCTTGTTGTGCGGCGCCCCATAGAGCGCGTCCTCGGCGCCGAACAGGTAGTAATTCCGAAGCGACTGGTACAGCGTATACCGATTTTGCCGGCTGGCCATGCACTGGCGAACGAGATCCTCGTAGAGTCTTTGCCGTTCGCCCAGGTCGGAGGGTATCTTCACATTCGCGGTTTCACGCTATCTTCTCGCGTCGTGGTCAGCTCGGCGCTCGGAAGGACTGATTTCGTAATACCGGAGGCCGCGGCTTGCCGCATCCCTCCCGGGTCCCGCCATACAGTACCATCCTTGAGCTTGGCTTCAAAGGGTTGCACCTTTGTTAACGGATCGCCGCCCAGGAATTTAGCCGCGTCGTTGCCCCAAAGTACGCCCGACGCCAGATTGCCACCGTGCGCCGTGTCCCCTTCCTGCTTCCCCGATCGGAAGTCCGTGAGATTGAGCCCGTCCGCGCTTTTCCGGATCCCCGCGTCAAACTCCTTCATGAACTGAGAGCGGATCCTCGGCGGTGTCAGGAACACCCGGTTGACCATGCTGGAGTCGCACCCGGTGCCGGGGCAAATCGGGTGGCTTGCTTCGAAGTACCCGTGCTCAAGGCACTCCCATTCTTTGATGACGGCCATCAGTCGAACCTCAATTTCGGAACGTCGCCCGTCAGGTCCACCCACGGCCGGATTTCGGCGGCGGGGGCTTGGGCTTCTTTCGGCGGGACGCGGACGAGCTTCCGATTCTGGTACACGATTTCGCCCTTGTCCCATAGGTAAAAGAACTGCGACAGGCGTAACTGCCAAGTGTCGGATATCTCCGCATTCTCGTACGCCATGCGCCACAAATTGACGTGAATGTAGCCGTTCCCGAAAAACTGGTAGACCGCCGCGAAAGGCACCGATCGTTCGCCCTTACGCCCCTTCAGCGCGAACGACCGGATGCCGAGTCGGCGCTTCAGCTCCCGGCGGATCTGGTCGCGATCAAGCAGGGGGATCTGGTCTATTGAATCCACTCAAAAACCACCTTCTCATTTTTGCCGCTTCGCCAAAAATAGACTCGCCCAGCGCATCGACCCGGGCCCATAACTTCGCGTCACCCACTCGGCCCTTCAATTTGCGCAGCCCCCGACGCTTCGCTTTCTGGCTGTACCTCATCCGCGCGGTGGCTCCACGCCCTGTTGCCGGAGATACTTCATTACAGCATTTTCGAGCGGCGTGATGATCCGCCCCTCCTCACGCGGCCGCGTCTCGAACGCATACGTCCGCCCCGCCGCGAGCATCTCGTGCATGAGCCATTTGTTCCACCCTTCGATCGCGAGCCCCGCGGCAATCACGCGATCGTCCTTCGCCCTGCCGTCGCCACCAACTTTGTCGCCGTCCCGGCGGATGTTGCGCATTTCCGATGTCAGTTCCGGGCTATTCACAATGAGCATTTCCCGCTCGAAGTAGCTGCGGAAATTGCTCATCATGTTCAGCTTTTCCTTGGATGTCGATTGAAACTGATACGCCATACTACCGGTGATGGAATCGGGCCGTCTCCAAAGGTAATCCCGAATCCCCGCCGCCACGGCGTAGAGTCCGGAATTAGGATTGTTCGGGAGCCCCGCAAAACGTTTAAGGTTATTAAGCTCGTTGAAAACAGCTCCCCCCGGACCTTGCATTTCCAGAACCACCATGCACGGCTTGAAATTACCGGCAAGGTGAGCGACGACCCAAGCAAACTGTGCCTCGTTGTAGGCTGGGGTTGCCAATTCGGCCACCTGGACCAATCGATCCGCAAAAGCGCGCCACACGGACACTGAAAAGTTGTCCGCCCATTCGGAAGAACCATAAGCAGGATCCGCCCCGAGAACATACACGCCCTCCGGCACGGGGAACTCCCAAATCGAAAGCTCCGCCATGTGCTCTTGCGTTTCGATGAATTCCGTTTGCTCGAAGTGAAGCCCGAACTTGTAGCGGAAAAACCGGCGCTCCGCCTTTTGCGCCGCGCGATGCGCCAGGTTGATCCGCTCGGCGGAAAAGAACCGGGAGCCCGATAGCTGGAACGCATACTCCTCGGTCGGCGGGAACTCCTGGAGCATCAACGTTTCGTCGCGGATCTCTTCCGCCATTTTCCAGCGCCACCACGCCAATTGCTTGTGCGTGATCGAATGCCCGTACAGCTCCATCACTTCGCGTATCCACGCGCGCTCGTCGGTGGTCGGCTGCCCGTCCCAATACATCCGATAGCCGGGGTGCGTCGGCTCAAGCTGATAGATCTCGTTGCGCCACCAGCCGATGAAGATCGCCCGTTGCGTGCTCGCATTTTTCGCCGCGTCCCACATTTCGTAGAACATGTTGTAGCCCCGAGCGGTGGACTCGAAGACATACAACCGGGAGGGGTGGGTCTGCGCGAGCGTCGAGTATAGCGAGGCTAGTCCTTCCTCGTCGCCCCAGGAGGAGCACTCCGTCGCGTGTAGGAAATTGACAGCGTGGCCACGTCCCAAGTTACCTTGCTTTCGGACGCCGGCCACCATGTATGCCATGCGCGAGCGATTCTTGAGGATGATTTGCGATCGGTTGTGCTCCTCGATCGGAGGAGTCCGAAGGCGGCCACGTAGAGAATCAATGTACTGGACGAGATACGACCGAAATAGGGTTCGATTCTCATCCGTGTCCGTGACCAGGGCACCCTGAAGCCCGATGTGACTGAATAGCCAGTAGAGATCGAACGCCAGCATGACAGTTGAAATGCCCATCTGCCGGCCCTTGAGGACCACAAATGTGTGTATTCCATTCGCGAGTCCACGTTCGACCTCTTGAGTGAGATACCGCTGCGAGCCCAGAAACCGGAGCGGCATCTCCCCCTTTTCCTTGGTCGCGATGCGCAACTGCCCGCAGAAGCGCTCGAAATACTTCGCCGAGAACGAAGCCACTAGCGCGGGTCCCCGGCGGAAAACGCGAACGCAATCGACAGCACGAGCACCGCCGCGGCAAACAGCCACGCCACGATGCGCAATATCCGGCCGATCATCCCTCGCGCGCCTTGTCGAAATCGAAATGGAGCAAATCGCGCAGCTCCATGAGTTTGCGCCGGAGCTCGTCGCGCTCGTACCGGAGCTTCGCCGCCTCGTCGTACTCCAACGGCCGCTCGAGGGCCGGGTTCTCCTCGAACTTCTGCCACCGGAGCCAGTATTTTCCAGTGGGTGTGTTCTTCGCTTGCTCGAGCCGTTCTGTCTTTTCGAGCCGTTCTGTCTTTTCGCGCAAGTCCTGGATCGAGAGCTCGACCCACTTCCACCGTTGCTCGAGCGTGAGCGGCATTCCGTCAACCAACGTCACTTCCGGTTGCTGCTTGGATGAGTTCATTTGAGCCTCCAGATTCGCACGCCGCCGGGAATGGCGCGCACGGTGAATTTACGGCCTTCGGGAAAATCCTCTTTCTCGAATTTTGCTCGGGCAGCGTTGCAAGTCCGGAGCTTGGCGTTTTTCACCGTCGCCGAACCGCCGCGCGGAATCAAATGGAAGGGGAAGCGCGGTGCGTACCCCTTTGGCTGCGGCGGCGCTTCCTCTTCTACTTTGATGACGTACCGGGGCCAGGAGGGGTTCTCCAGCGCTTTTTTCCTGTTCCCGATACCGGTGGGGTCGTTTGTGTCCGCCATTTTATTGCGTTTTGCAAGTTGCCCAGGGCGCAGGTTAGCACAATTGGTAAATCGCGCAACCGTTTCTGTTGCTTTTTGTTTTGCGCTGTCGGCCTGCCGATTATGTTGGTAGCGAAACGTGGGTCTTAATGTCGCAGCAAGTGCCACCTTGCCTGTAGCCAAGAGCCGTCGCGTATGTTTTTGTTTTTTGGGGAAATGTGAGGGGCGCCCTCGCGCGGGGGGTGCGCGTCCCAAGGAACCTCAAGCTCTTTGCCCATGGTTCGCCGCACCATGCCGAGACCACCCCGGAACCACCTCCAGACACCCCCTCGTCGCGCTGAGTTTTGGGCAAAAAGCGGGTTAAAAATCGCCTCTGCGGTAACCGACCAAAACCCACTTAATTACCCCCGACATTGTTAACTGTCCGCTTTGGGCACAGGGCGAGTTAACACCTGGCGCCTGTATTAAGTTAATAAGGTCGCTAGCTATTAACTCAGCGCTGAGCGCTTAAACATTGCAAATGCAAGGCCCCCGCGCGCGGGGCGAGTTTCTCGACGCTTTGCGCTACAAGCTTTGAGCGGTTGGCGCCAAGTTTTTTGGCGCTTTTTCAAAAACTCGCGCGGAGCCCGCAGGATCGATTT